AATACCGGGAGTTAATGTTCCAACCGGAGCATTAGCTGCATTGACATCTCCGAACCATGCGTGACGGAATACCATCTTCTCAATATCTTTTGCAAGGATATTAAGAATGAAAGTGAAGATTTCTGTTTTCGTAAGATCGTAAAGATCAACTCCGCATTTCAGAGCAAGGCGCATCAGGGTATCCTGAACTTCGTCAACGCACATATCAATTATTACTTCAAGATACTTCGGTTCCCAAGTCTTTTCTGTTGCGGGGTTCTCGTAACAATGCGCTACTGGATTACAAGCCTGTGCAGCCTTTCCAACAAGCCCGAATGTTCCGGGGATAATCCCGATACGTTTATCGTTTTTGATGCCTGTGTGTAAGGTATGGAACAGGGAGAGGGACGGGGCTGATAAAACAGCCGTAACGACAAGTTCATTCAGCGACCGAACTTCATCCGGGGTGAAATGTAAATTGTCAAGGTTGAGTGTGTTACCACACGAAGGACTGAGCTGTGACATTTTTTATTCTTCTTTAAGTTTAGCGCTTAATTCTTTTACACGATTAAGATCAATTCCCCCGGTCTTTTCGTCACTCTGCGGAGTGATCTTGTTACGGCTTACGGGCTTCCAAGTATTTTTGAGATTTTGAAGTTCAGTTGCCAGTGCAACAGCTTTAACTTCCTCTGCTTTGAGAGCTTCTTCCTTTTCAGCAAGTGTTTGTTCTTTTGCTTTGAAGTCAGAATTAGCCTTTTCGAGATCAGCCACTTTTGCCTTCAGTTCCTCTATTGTTTTATTGGCTTCCGTTAGCTGTTCTTCAGCATTTACAGGAGCTATGATCTCTTTAATAGCTCCATTTTCAATGACAATAGTTTCACCATTTGCCATGACAAACGAACCGTCCGGCTTAGCTTTATCGCCAACAGCGGGGCTGCCCGTCTCTTTCAGCAAAACAAATTCAGTCCCGTCTTTTGCAGCTATTTTCTGCTCAACCGGAGCATGAGCTAACCCCTTGATCTTATCCAAGATAGCATCAAGCTTCTGCCCGAATGTTTTTACTTCAGTTTCGTTCATTACAGTATTGATTTTTGGTTTATAATAAGCATAAGCCTTAACAGGCTCTAGGATTTTAGTTGCGAATCCGAGTTCCAACATTTCTTTTGCCGAAAGTTTAGTGTCATCCTTCATAAGCTTTGCTAATTTGGATTCGTCAGCCCCGGTTTTATCAACATAGAAATTCAGTATCTTTTCTTCCTCTGCCTGAAGGGATTCTGCTATCTTCAGAAGATCATCTGATTCATACTGATCGGCTAAGGTGTAAGGTGGAATATAAGGATTGTGAATCAGACCGTCGGCATTGCTGTATATCTCACGTTCTGTCCCGGCTAAAAAAATAATGGTTGCTATCGAGTATATTTTCCCTTCGCCAATGGTCTTGATTTTCTTTCCTGAGTTAACTAGAAGATCGTGGATAGCCCAACCTTCCTGAACGTCCCCTCCGGGAGAGTTAATTCTGACAACTATTTCGTCAGCATCTTTATTATCATCAATAAAGTCTGAAACGAGCTTTGCGGAAACGGGTTCTGATTCGCCTTCCATAAATATATCAGGTCTTGAAGATCCGATATCGCTGTATATTTTAAGGACTGCCGTCTTCATTAACTTGATGGCATTATGTTATCAATCACGTAAGTATATACGTCGGTTCCTATCGTTCCTTCATCAGCGAGATTAATTCCCCAAGCCCACAGGGAAAGCGCATATTCGTAAACTTCATAGTTGCCTTGCATATCCGTTCTTATTAGGTTAATACAATTAGCGACTATAAAAGTATGAAACGATTTAGCTTAATAAGTCGAGTTGATTATCGACTGAGAATTCCGTTCCCGTGAACAATCATAGGAACATTGTTTTTATCAAGTTCCGCTTTTAGTTTTGCGAAGTGTTTTTTAACTGTCTTGCAAAGTTCTCCTTTTATAATCGGATGGTTAATAAAATCAACACCGAATATATGAATCTCTGTTGCGTTGTGGTATTTGTATGCTATCTGAACAGCGACAAAAGGACTGCATACACTTTTAAACAATTTCCTTTCGTGTAATGAAATGTAGTTATCCGGCATACCGGGGAAGAATTCTATCTTGAAGAATCCGGGCATGAAATCCCAATTTGCTATCTGACTGTAAAATACTTTAGGCTTACAATCACGAATAAACTGAAGCCGATATCCGGGAAAAGAACTTGCTGCATTAAGGCATACCACCGCATCAGTTTTTACAGCTCTCCATATATCATTTACTCCGATAGTGAAGTCGAAGTCCTCTTTTTTAAAGAGCTTCAATGATTCTCCTAATCCAAGTACAGCTATCGCTCCCATCCCGGTTCAATTTCAGGTTTACCTTTTCTCCTCCTGTCGTTACGGGTTCCTGCCGTGTTATGGATTACGTACAGCGGAGTTACTGGCTTCCAATTCCAACCTTTTCCTCCGGTATGTCCTAATCCGGGAAGAACCTTGATTATTTTGTGCGTTAAATCCTTCATGTGAATATCAAGTGCTGCCTTGAAACACGGTGCGCCATGATGAACATAAGGATAATATTTATAGTAATTCTTTACTTGCAGCAAATGGAAGAACGGGTGCAGCATAAACATATAGTTTTGATTCTTGTGAAAAGGCTTTGCTCCGTATTCAAAGCCGTCGTAAGCTGTCTTTTCTAAATATCCGACACCATAGGTATCATCTTCCATCATATTTACCATCTGCTGAACGGGACTTTTAATCATTTCTATATCGCTGTCGAAGATAAGAGCATACTTTGTTTCGCACATCCGTATTGCCATATCCATCCCCCTGCCGTGTCCTATATTGTACCCGCACAACACTACTTTCGTAAGCTCAGAAGCAATACTTTCAGCGTACTTGTAACAAGGGCTTCCTACCGGAGAGCCATCGACAACAATGATCTTTATATCAGGATGAAATTTCCTGACAGATTCATAAGTGTTTTTTAACAAATAAGGGGCGTCGTAGCTGACCGTTATTCCCGTCACGGTTTCTGTTATATTCTCCATATATTTTAGCATCTTCCTTTCCGATTAAATTGGTAAGATGAATTAAATTATTATCCGGCAACATTCCGTAGTCCTTCTGATGCCCTCCCCCTATCCCGGCACGTCCGGGAAGTCCCTTAATTCCGATTGACAAGTTCCCTGCGCTAAAAAGATATTTATTCCTTACCAACTTCCAAAACTTTGCATCTATGAACTTGTCTTTCAGACTTGCGACCATATCTATTATGGCATCGTAAGAAAAGGCTGTCTGAAATAGCGAAGAATGCATTGTATTAGCGTTTGTAATAAACCTGCGCCATACGACATTGTAATATATAGTTCTCGTTTCTCCAATAGCGTTGTAATTGCCCATTCTTTTAACCATCTCGGCAAGGTAAATCGGCTTATAATAGTCATCATCCTCAATTATGAATATTGCCTCTATCTGATCTTTTGAGTAATTATTACGAACATAGTTGATCCCGGCTAACATATTTCTTCCCTGCGTGTTCTGCCCCGGCATCCATTGTGGTTTGGGATATATTTTTGCGACTAACCAATCTTTTCGGAAATCTGCATTCACACTTTCTGTCGTCTGTGGCATCCCGTCATCAACAATGATCCATAACACTTCCCCGGAATAGGTTTGGTTAAGCATCCATCGTCTGCATAAATTAAACTGATTTCGTCTTGCTCCGGTCGGAGTTATTAGGACAATCATATCTTTTGAATGTATTTGTAATAATCTGTTTTGCGTATATCTACCATTTCTTCTTTCTTCCAAATCCACTTCCGTTCCATGCCTTCTACATAATGAACCCCGTAATTTCTATCAAGCCCGGAATCCCAAGCTTTCTTCCTTCGTCTGTATGTAGCTTCACGTTCGGCTGCTGGTTTGCAATTACCATAGTTTATTATTATACCCTCTGCCGGATATGTTTTACAATGGGGAATCTGTATTGAATCTGCTTCAAATTTAATCG